TCCTTAGATATAGAAACCTTTGTAGGCGGCTTGGGTTCCCGCAACCTTTTAGGTTTTGGTTCTTTTGTTTTCTCCTTAATTTGCTGCTTGCGAAAACCCTCTTGCTCTCGTTTCATTTGCCACATGGAAGCTAGTTCTGTTTCTGTCGGGCGCCGTCCATAAAGTTTTGTGAAACTCTCCGTCAGATTAACCATGCCTATCCTCTTTGCCAGGGCGCTGCCTGTTGCTGAGGTTGCTGCCACTGTTGCTGTTGTGGAGCTGGCTGTTGCTGCCATTGTTGCTGTGGTGGTTGCTGTTGCTGCTGTGGCTGCATGTCCCGATCATTTGGAAACAAGTTCCAGGATCCGATCTTGGGCCAGTTGCGCGCATCATCTCCGCGCCGGGCTTTGATCTGCACGTTTACTTTCAACTTGTGCTGCACCATCAGCTGGTGGATCTGCTCAATAGCCGCAAGAGCTTCCGGGTTATCCTTCATCTCCATTGGCTCGTTGATCCAGGCGGATGCCGCCATGTCTACGTTCTGACCGTTATCCATATAGCCCTGGATTTGTAACCGGCTGTTTCCTAGTTGTGGTTTATTGCTCATAGCATTGCCTTTCTCTTGTTAAATTCACGTTCAAGTATTGCATAGAGATCCGGGCGTTCCTCACTCATGCGGTTCAATCCACTGTCGTAGTAGTCCTCCCATTGCTTTAGATGCTCCAGGACAGTGATAGTCTTTAGCTCTTCAAGCCGCTCGTCAAGATAACTCTGCATACCATCATCTACCGCCAGGTGTTGTGGCATGGGTGATTGACGTTGAGGTGGTGGTGGAGCTGGCTGCTCGTCATTGTGCGGAACATCTTCACCGGCATAGATATACAATCCAAGCCCATGCAGCGCGATTGCTTTCACCCAGCAACGCATCCGGGCGTCATTAATCTGCCGGGCGTTTGGGTTTTGTATGGCCTTGTTGCTGTGATCCATGACCGGGAGCCACATCATATGTGTCAGCTCTTCAATGGTGACGCTGACGCGCACCTCTCTTGTGCCGTCTGGAAACACAACGTCCTCGAGGATCTCAAACGTTGCGCCAGGGTATTTGTCTTTGACCTGTTGCCAGGCCCATGACCAGGACAGATAACTAAACCGCCCTTTCTTTTCTATTTTGTTGCCGACATCGATGCCGGACAAAGCTTTCCATGCTGTGCTCATTTTAATACTCCTGCTAATTTTTTCGCTCGGCGTAACACGTCCGGGTGTAGGTCGCGCCACACGAAGCTGTCTCCAAAGTGAGGATCACAAAGCTTTAATAATTGGTTTGTGTTTTCTGTGACCATCATTAGTTTTTCCCGGCGAACACACGCCGCGATAACATCTTGTAATGCATATTCTAGCTGCTCAATCGTTGCCTCAAACACACGATAGCCTAACCGGTTTGCATAAACAATGCGGGGGATCTTGCCGGTGATGTGCCAGTACCCGGCTATCTGCATCAGGTGCATCTGTTTAATATCTTTGGGCAAGCTGTTAGATCTCGGGCTGTCGGTATCGACACCAGTATCCCATTGCGTCTTAAGTTCAACTGCTCCCTCCTGGTAATCGCCAAAGCCCAGGTAATCTAGCTCGCAGCCTGGCAGCTGACCGCGCAGCTCAGTCTGGCCCACGATCTGGTTAGCCCCCTGCATTGCTTCTTTCAGTCCGGCGTGTGCGTTCTCGCAGACCAGCTCAAACTCGGAGCGCCCGATTGTCTCATCCTTCTTCATTGCTTTACCGTCAGCTCCAAAGCGCGGCTTTTGTCTGCCCTCGATCTGAGCTTTTGTTTTTGCCTGGTCAATCCAGGATCCGGTTTGCAATGCGGTCAATGTGTTCAGCGCCTCTCGGTACGCCTCGTTGGGCATCGCTCCCTCGATGAGTATAAGGTCGCAATAGTATTCAACAGCCCGGCCTGATGCCATGTTAATGTTGTCCTGGAACTGTGCCTTGCCGCGATAATCTATGTAGTATCCGCCCTGCTCGAGCACTGCCTCGGCATCCGCCTTGACACCTTCTGCCTCATCCCTCAACACTTTCAATGCCTTGTTTCGCTCCGGTCTGATGACGCCCTTCTGAAAAAAAGTGTAGAAATCTGGGGTACTTGGCTGGGAATGATGGAAATATCCTTTGCTGTACGCCCACTTTTTAGAATTACTTATCGACATGCTTGCATCTTTCGTTTGACAGATTATGTCATTAAGTAGTAAATGAGAACAAACATTGCAAGGAGTTTTTTTATGACACTGGAAGATTGGCGAAACAAGAAGGGCTTGTCCTACTCGCAGCTGGCTAAAAAGCTGGGGGCATCACATGCTACTGTGGTGCGGCGATGGTGCTTACCGACGGATCACAAAGACCGGATGATCCCGGCGCCGAAGTTTATGACGATCATCCATCAGAGCACGATGGGTGAGGTAACAGCTAACGATTTTTACAGGTGATCTATGGGCGGGAAAGCGGCAAGAGATAAAGGCGCAGCCTACGAGCGGGAGATTGTAAACTGGCATCGGGAGCGCGGCGTCGAAGCTGAGCGGATCCCATTGTCCGGGGCAATGAAAGGAAACTATGCGAGTGACATAAAGCTAGGGCCACAGTTGGCTCTTACAGCTGAGTGCAAACGCAGAGCGAGAGCGTACCAGGATCTTTATGATGCGCTCGACCAGGACGATAGCGACATGCTGTTTGTTCGCAAAGATCGGGAGCGCACTCTGGTAGTGCTTCCCCTGGAAACATACGAGGCATTTCTACAATGGATAGGTTGGATAAAGGAGTAAAGCCATGCCATACACAGAAGAAAAAATCGGTTATCAAAAGACTGACACAAGCGAGGCCGCTGCGCGCAGCAACTACAAAGGCAAAATGAATATTCGGGATCGAGTGCTGCAACTTTTGCAGAAGGTTCCCCAGCCACTTACCTCGCATGAGTGCGCAGAATTGCTGGCAATTCCTGAAGTGTCCGTGCGTCCCAGGCTGACTGAGCTGAAAAACTCTGGCAAGATCGAGGACAGTGGGCAGCGTGGCTTAACGCCCTGGAACAAACAATGCATCAAGTGGAGATCGCTTCCATGAAGTTTAGCGGCTTAATCATAGACAATGGCAAAGCTAACTTTGTGTTCTACGGCCCGGAAGGTCGGCGGTTCGAGGAACCAGCTGAGCAATGCCGGGAGTGTGGCGGCACAGGTGAGGTGCGCGGATCTAGCCCGGTGGTTGATTATGTGAACGGCGGTTATCTGGAGGAGGTGATCGTCAGCTGCGAGGACTGCGAGGGCTACGGCTACGTGGTGCAAGATGAAGAAGAAAACTAAACGCAGCGGCTTTGAAAGCGCTGACCAGTTGAACAGCTGCGTCAGCTGCGAGCGGATCCATGACATAAAGCTGGGGGGCTGGGTTATCCTGGCCTCTGGCGAGCTGATCTGCGATCCTGTGGACAGGCACGATTGCTGGGAGAAGGTACATGACAAAAGACGAAACGATAATAATGCTAGACGACCGGCTAACCAGGGCAAGGTTGGCACTGCGCGCCGTAGTTTATTCTGACACCCTGGACAGGGCTCAAGAAGAGGCTTTCCAGGGCTTGAAAAATAGTGAGTTGACGGATGAGAAAAAAGCTGTACGCTAACGCGAGCCCGCCAGGGCGAGATATAGCTAATAAAGAGCTCCTTAATGAGCTCCTTAAGGAGCCGTATAATAACTCTATAGATAACTCTTTAAGAGCTACAAAGAGCTTAGCATCAAAGAGCATAGAGCAGCAGCAAGTTTTACAAACTATGTTACGGCGCATGGATCCAGCTTACAAACGTGGCAAAGCTGAATCAATGGCGGATCCCCTGGCACACCGGATCAAGAAGGTGATGGGCTTGCTCCGGCAGAAGCTGAGCACCGATAATTTCATCGAAGCAGCGAAGCACCTGGACAGCTTGTCTCCGCTCGATCAGATCCAGTTTTGCGAGAACATCGAAAAGCTGTACCGCACAGACGCGGAAGGATAGCGCCGGGTATGCGGAGACCTAAAAAGCAAAAAGCCCCACTGAGGGGGCTTCTCTGAGGCTCTGAGGGCTATTTATTGGTAGATTAAAACCAGGAACAATCCCATGTAGAGCATGAGCATCAGGCAAATGGCGCCGATGATGTCGCCCAGGGTGATTGATTTAAGCACCTGGATAAAGTCTTGCCAGCTCTCCATGTCACTCTACCCGGTCGTGGATTGGCACAGCGCCATACCAGCGGTGTCCAGACATTTCACGGCAAGCCTCGCTGAACCGGCTATCACTGGTCGCTGCATAGTTACCGCCGAATGTGTGCCACTTGTCTGCTACAGCGTCAGGCACAATGCTCAGGGTGATGCCGCCGATGTCACGCGCTACAAGCTTTGCAGCTGGGATCTCATCGGTTGGCTCCCAGGGGCCGTCAACGTTGGTAAGGCAAAGTTCTTTGCAGTAGCTGCTCGCTCCGCCGTTGGTGCAGTCGTAGGGGCTACGAGCGCTCCGATAAACTTCTACATGCATTCCCATGTGGTCTCCTTTCTCTTGAACCAGCAATGCGCCCCGAAGGGCGCTAAACAAGATCAAGCCGCAGCCAATTCCTGGCACTGTGCGTGTTGGGCCAAGCGCTGCTTCTCGGCAGGGCCGTTCCAGGCAATGCCAGGCCAGAAGTAAAAGTTCACGTCGAAGTAATCTACCATGATCTCGCTGCCGTCAAAGTTGAAGCTGTCGCCGTAAGCTTTGATCTCCTTCATCATCACCTCGTGTTGCAAGGCAACAACGACATCGCCGAAATCGTCAACGGCGTAGAAGTAGTGATGCTCAGGGCATTCTACCATGTCGCAGTAGATCGCGTTGCCACGGTTCATGCGAACGCTGAACTTGTAGCCGGGATAGGTGGCTTTGATCCAGGCACGGACCTTTGCAGCGATCTGCTTGTTGGTTAAGTTCTCATCGTAGTTGTTGCCGTAGTGACGTTCATACATTAGGCATCCTCCTCGTCATGGTCTAAGTAAACATTCCAGGCACCGACAACATTGCCGTTGGCATCCCGCAAGTTGCCGTAGTCAGCGCCCAACCGTAACCGGTCAACTAACTGCTCCTGGAACATATGGGCTAAAGCTTCCAAAGGGTTGTCAACCATAGCGGCATTGCCGCCGGCGACCTCCATCCGAAACGCTACGTGGTCAATCATCTAACTTCTCCTTCCACTACTGATATGGGGTCTGTGACAGAAACTGTCAAGGGCAAGGCGAGAAAAAATATCACGCCTCACAAATCGCTAAGCGGCCAGGGTTCTGCCACTCAGCAAACAAGCCGTATTTCCCTAAGATCTTGTTGATCTTGTGGTTCACGCCGAAGTCGTCAAGCATAGTGCAGCCGCAGCCCATCATGTAGTAGTCAGCCCAGATCTCAGTGCTGTTGTTCTCGGCGCTGATGAAGAACTCATCTCCGCCGTGATCGATCACTGGTGCGCCGATCTTCTTAAGCGCGTTGTAAGCATTCCGGTAATTGCGTTTCATTATTGTGCTCCTTCTATTGCGTAACCTTCTTCATCGACGTAACCCAACCGAACCTGGGCGTTTTCGACCTCAGTGTAAGCCATGCCGCGAACTGCCCGGGTATCAGGATGAACCAACTCACGGTAAGCGTAGCACAAGCCTAACAACCGACCGAAACGTTCGTGACCGGTTGGGGTTGCCTCAATGCCTTGATGGATCATCTGGGCGTAACGCTCTGCGTAATGCTCTATTTGTTGACGTAATGCTGGTATCATTATTGTGCTCCTTCCATGTTGTTTGCCCACACAGCGTAAGCTGCATCCTGGCGTAACCGATTTTCACTGACAGCGAACCGCATCCGCTGCCGAGGCTGGCAAGCGAACCAGGCGTATCCCGCCAACATCGCCGCTAAAAACACCATTGCCATTTCGATTCCTTTCTCCGCATCCATGCCTTACTTAGTACGTGTGACAGATACTGTCAAGCCCTATCAGAGATATTTATTGCAGCATGTGATTAAAACCGCTACATTTAGTGCAAGTCACCAGATGTGCTCTATACACTGCTTTCACGTCCCCCTGGTGGCTTTGCCTCAAACTGCTCGGCCTAAGGGCCGGGCTTCTTTGCAAAAGGATGCAACGCATGAAAAGCCGGACAGTCTCAGTCGAAATCATGGAACAGATCTGCGACCGATTAGCCGGAGGCGAAACGCTCGTAGACATCACAAACGAAAAGAACATGCCAAGCTATCGCAGCGTCACACGCGCAGTCCAGGCAGACGAGATCATCTGGGAGATGTATCGCAAAGCCAGGATCCTCCAGGCAGAGTATTACGCAGACCATCTCAACGCCCTGGCAATGGCAGAGCTGCCAAAGGTCGAAGATCCGCGAATGTTAAACGCAGAGGTGCAACGGCGCCGGCTCGAGATCGAAACGCTCAAGTGGACAGCAGCGCGCAATCAGCCATTCGGGATCCGCGATAAGAAAGAGGATCAACCACAGGCGCAGACGTTCACGATCAGCTGGTCGGGTGGCGATACTGCCGTCAGTGGCGATGAAGAGGAGCTGGTGCATTGAGGGGAAAGTGCGTGTCACGATACATCCTGAGTGACCGAGCTACGCGCGCGAGCCTCGATTTGCCCGGTGATATGCGCCGAGCGCATGGCAGATCCGGCGCTCAATCCATGCATTCAGCGCATGGCTGGCTAAGCTGTTGTTTTTGCACGATAAGATTATCCGATAAGGTCTATTATGTTAAATTTCTGCGACCTGCCACCCCCACCCCCCGAAAATCCACGCGCCGATCTTGTAGCCGTAATATACCTGCTAAGCAGTATCTGCCCCTCACACAGCCTGAGAGTCCCCATGAACACCCAAAGCCTTGCCCTGCTTAATCACGTCAATGAGCTGCGTAGGCTCGTCACGGAGGCTCCTAGCGCCTCTGAGCAGTACGAGAGCGCTGTATTGTTGATAGATGTGTATGAGCGCATGTTAATGGACGCAGGGGTGCTTTCGTTTAGTGAGGAAGAGGAGATCCGGCATTGACGCATATAGAGATCCCATATGAGCCCCGGGAGTTGCAGCGCAAGTTGCACAACGAGATGTCGGAGAAGCGTTGGGGCGTAGTTGTGTGTCACCGGCGTTTTGGCAAGACGGTGTGGGCTATCAATCATATTCTGCGTGATGCGTTAATGTGCCAGAAGCCTAACCCCAGGTTCGCGTATATGGCCCCCACGTATAGGCAAGCTAAGAATGTAGCCTGGGATTATATAAAACAGTTTGCGGGTGCTATACCGAATGTGAAGTTTCACGAGACTGAATTGCGGTGTGATCTGCCTACTGGCGCCAGGATCTCGTTGTTAGGCGCTGAGAACCCGGATAGCTTGCGCGGGATTTACCTGGATGGCTGTGTGATGGATGAGGTCGCTGACATGCCGGAGAATGTGTTTCCGGAGGTATTGAGGCCGGCGCTTTCTGATCGTAAGGGCTGGTGCGTGTTCGTTGGCACCCCGAAGGGGCATGATGCTTTCTTTGAAAAGTACGAGGAAGCTACATCGAATAATGATTGGTTAGCGGCTGTTTACAAGGCGAGTGAGACCGGGATCCTCGATGATGAGGAATTGGAAGCGGCTAAGGTTATGATGTCGGCGGATCAGTATGCCCAGGAATTTGAGTGCAGCTGGAACGCGAATGTGCCTGGTGCGGTTTATGGTAAGGAGATGGAAGCGGCTCAGTCGGAGGGGCGTATTTCCAATGTGCCGTATGACCCAAGTGTCCGGGTGGATACCTGGTGGGATCTCGGAGTTGGAGACAGTACTGCGATATTCTTTACGCAGACTGTGGGACGTGCTATACATGTGATAGATTATTACGAAGCCAGGGGCGAGGGCTTGCCGCACTATTGTAAGGTTCTTGCTTCTAAGAATTATTTGTACGGCGAGCACAATGCTCCGCACGACATTGAGGTTCGGGAGCTTGGTAGTGGTAAGAGTAGGAGAGAGGTCGCTTGGGATCTAGGTTTGAATTTCCGGGTTGTTCCCAAGTTACCTGTAGAGGATGGCATACATGCGGCTCAGATGTTGTTGCCGCGTGCGTGGTTTGACAGAGAGAAGTGTAAGCATGGGATTGAATGTTTGCGGCAATATCACAGGGCGTATAACGAGCGCACTCGAAGCTTTAGGGCGTCGCCTGTGCATGATTGGTCGAGCCATGCAGCGGATGCTTTCAGATATTTGGCGGTTGGCTTGCGAGAGAGTGGGGGGCGTATGCAAAAGCCTCAACAGCAAGCGGTTATGGATTATGACCCTTTTGCGGCGTAGGAGATAGATCATGGCAGAAGAAGAAAAAGTTAAATGGCGGCTTGGTCAGCAAAAGACGTTTGGCATTGAAGCGATTGACCGTCCTAACTTGCGAGAGATGCAAGAGTACATTACTGGCAAGGACATGCTAGAGTTTTATGATACGGCTTCTAAGGAAGAGATCCGGGCTGTAAATAAGCTTGCTTCTGATATTATTTACGGTGGTCGTGGCTCTCGGGTTTCTGCTTCTCAGTATGATGAACTTCTAAGCAGTAAAGATTACCAAACAAAAATGCGGAAAATGGGCACTCAGGTAATGGATCTCGCTAACACCAGTACGCGAGAAGCTAAGTTGCGGCTAAAGGCTATGGGCTTGCAGTCGCAAGTAGATTTGCCCGAAGGTGCTTTGCCTATGTCATTTAATCAAATGCCAAAGAGCGCAACGCCACCAAAGGAAACTAAGCCAAGCATTAGTGACTCTGAGGATGGGCCAGCGGATGAGGCTGGTACTGGTGGGCTTCTTGTTTCAAAAGCACCTTTGCGCAAAAAGCGCTCATTGCTAGGAGGGTAAGATATGGCATGGAAAGATAGTCCATTTAATCCAAAAAATTGGGGCGGCGGTAGTTCTAATAACAATTCTACACCTGGGACGCCTAGTGGCGTGAATAGTACATCGTCATCAACGAACAGCGGCGATAGTATTCAAGTAAGTCAGCCTTTAGGTGGTCGCGGTTCTGAAAGTTTACTAAGTAAGCCTAAAAACTCCGCGCTTGATGACTTGCAGATGGATTTGGGCTTAAAGCCAAAGAATGATGTTTATTATCGTGACTTAGCTGATCGCTCGGCGCGCTCACAGGATATGATGGAGCGAATGCAGAGTTCAAGCGATAATGACTCGAGCCCGGCCCCTAAAGAAGAAGTGAAGGAAGAAGCCCCGGTCGAGGAAGAGGTCAGCATTTATGATGCAGACATTGATCGTTTGACGCAAATGATTGACGATCTTTCCAAGCAGATCTCAAGTCAAAGCTTTGATAGGGGCTACGTTTCTGGGCCAGCAGAGCAAAAAGCTGTAGATATTGAGGAGAAGGGGCAAAAGGGCGGTACTGTACTAACGGCTCCTCGAGGCATTGTGGATGCTGAGGATATGGCAAGATTGCGCAAGAAGCGCTCTTTGTTAGCGGGGTAGGTATGATTAAAAGCATGAAGCGCCCACAAAACTTGGCTGGTATTATGGGGAAAGATGCATCTCAGCCAGCGCAGATGGGTATGCAAGAAACGGTTGACCCGATAGAGCGCATGAACCAGAAGATGGCAGGGCGCACACAAGGCGGCTCGACAAAGCCCTCTAAGAAGCGCAGAGTTAGCTTAATGAATAGTTATGGAATGAGATAATGGCACAAATAAATCCCCTGGTATCTCGGCTAAACACGCGCTATCAAACGCTCAAAACGCAGCGCTCTAATTGGGAGCAGCACTGGCAACAGCTTGCCGACTATATGCTGCCCAGGAAAGCTGACATTGTTAAGAAGCGCACCCAGGGGGATAAGCGTACAGATCTAATTTATGATGGTACGGCTATTCATGCTGTTGAATTGTTATCATCTTCTTTGCATGGAATGCTGACATCGCCAAGTACACCTTGGTTTTCTATGCGTTACCGTGACCCGGAGTTGCAGCAGAATGACGCGGCAAACGAGTGGCTCGAGACATGCATCGATCAAATGTACCAGGCGTTTCATAGATCTAACTTTCAGCAAGAGATCCATGAGCTGTATTATGACCTGGTTGTGTTCGGCACCGGTGCTCTTTACGTCGAAAGCGAAGAGGATGGCTTGCGATTTGCTTGCCGACACATTGCTGAGATCTGTATAAGTGAGGATCCGAGTGGTCGTGTTGATACGATTTACCGGACGTTCAAGCTGTCAGCGCGCGCTATTGCCATGCAGTTTGGCGAGGAAAATGTACCGGCGCGGGTAACAAAAGATCTCAAAGACAATCCATACGCGGAGCATGAGCTTGTTCATGCGGTGTATCCTCGAGATGGAAAGCCCGGGAGCGTGGCGGAACGCAAGCCGATTGCATCGGTTTACTACTTGAAAGATGGTTTGCACCTACTAAGGGAAAGCGGATTTGATGAGTTCCCTTTCATGGTTCCCCGGTTTGTTAAAGACAGCGTTAGCCAGTACGGTAGATCCCCGGCGATGACTGCCCTGCCGGATGTTAAAATGCTTAACAAGATGTCAGAGACAACGATTAAAGCAGCACAAAAGCAGATCGATCCGCCTCTTATGGCGCCTGACGATGGCTTTACGTTGCCAATTAGAACGACGCCAGGATCCTTGAACTTTTATCGTTCTGGGACAAGAGACCGGCTTGAGCCGTTACAAATTGCAGCAAACAATCCGCTCGGCCTAAACATGGAAGAGCAGAGGCGCAACGCAATCCGGCAAGCGTTCTATGTAGACCAGCTCTTGATCGGGCAAGGCCCGACGATGACGGCTACTGAGGTGTTGCAGAGGAATGAGGAAAAGATGCGCCTACTCGGGCCTGTGTTGGGCCGTCTACAGGCGGAGCTGCTCCAGCCCCTGATTTCCCGCTCCTTTGCACTGCTCCTCCGGGCCGGTCTCCTCCCTGCGGCTCCGGAGGAGCTCCAAGGACAGGACATTGACATCGAGTATGTTTCTCCGTTGGCAAAAGCTCAGAAGCAAACTGATTTGCAATCTATGTTGCGCGGTTTTGAGATTATGATGCAGATGTCAGAAATTGCGCCGGTTATGGATTACCTGGACGATGACAAGTTGGTTCAGTACCTGGTCGAAGTAACTGGAATGCCGGCGCGTGTTATACGCAGCCAAACTGAGGTAGCTGTTATGCGTGAAGAGCGCGCGGCTGCGCAGCAAGAGCAAATGCAGATGCAGCAACAAATGCAGATGCTGCAAGCCGTTGGTGAAGCAGCGCCTGGCGTAGCTAAAGCACAAGAGGCTGGGTTATTATGATCGACAAGATAAAAGAGCTTAAACTATCGTACCGCCGCACATTTAATACAGATGATGGCGAGGTAGTCTTGCGCGATCTAAAAAGCAGATTTGGTTATGAGACCACAACTTTTTCCGGCGATCCTTATGAGAGTGCATTTAATGAAGGACAACGCGCAGCGGTGCTGTTGATCGTCCGGATGTTGTCCGAAGGGAAGGAAACACAATGAGCGAAGAAGCAGCAGTTACAGAAGCCGCAGAACCGGTAGAAGCTCCAGTTGCAGCCGAGGCCCAGGTTGCAGAGCCAGCGCAAACGAGCTGGCTGGATAGCCTTGATGAAGAATATAGAAGCAACCCACTTATCAACAAGTGGCCTACGGTGAATGATCTTGCAAAAACGCACCTAAATGCGCAAAAGTTCTTAGGCGCTGAGAAGGTGGCGAAGCCTTCTAACAGTTGGTCAGACGACCAGTATGAAGAATTTTACAATACGATAGGTCGCCCGGAAAGCCCGGACATGTACGAGAACACACTCGAGTCACGCTACAATGACGACGAGATCTCGGGATTGCGGCAAATGGCTTTTGAGATGGGCTTGCACCCGCGTCAGTTTGAGAAAATGGCTGGCTATCTAGCAAACAACGCAGATCAAAGCGTCGATGCCAGAAACGAGCTGTTAGAGAAAAACGCTTACGAAGCGGAGCAAGTTCTCAGACAGGAATACGGTCAGGCTTTTGAGCAAAAGAAAGATCTTGCTCAAAGAACGGCAAAGCTTGTTCTCGGCGAAAACAATATGGATATTTTTGAAGCTGAGCTTTCTAATGGCTTGCTCGTTGGCGACCACCCGGCAATGGTCAAAATGTTTATAGATCTTGCTTCCCGAATGGGAGAGGACAACGTTGTTGGCGAGACCACAGAGTTAGTTATGACGCCCCAGGAGGCACAGCGTCAGATAAATGAACACATGCGCCCTGGCACGGCGTACACGGTATCAGACCATCCAGAACATGCCGCAGCAGTTGCTGAGGTAAATCGTCTGTTTGGGTTTGTATAGTGGATAACCGAAAGGCCCACGACACAAGCTTGTGCGTCAAGCGGATTAGCTGCCCTAAGCAGTAGCACGGCCCCGAAAGGGATAACCAAGCGCAGCAACTTGAACTGTAACAAATGTAGGAGATGACGGTATGTCTACTCAAATTACTACAGCTTTTGTCAATCAGTTTTCTGCAAATATCCAGATGCTATCACAGCAGATGGGTTCTCTGCTGCGTTCAGCGGTAGATGTAGAAAGCGTTAATGGCGAGAAAGCTTTCTTTGACCAAGTAGGATCAGCGGCTGCTGTTCTACGCACATCGCGTCATGCGGATACACCGTTGGTGGAAACACCACACTCACGCCGTATGGTAACAATGTCTGACTATGAGTATGCGGATCTGATCGACGATCAGGACAAAGTTCGCTTGCTTGCTGATCCGACATCAACATATAGCCGGGCAGCTGCTGCCGCTATGGGACGCGCAATGGATGATGTCATCATCTCAGCGGCTCTAGGTACAGCCTTCACTGGCAAGGATGGCTCAACATCAACAGCGTTTGACACATCAAACAACCAGATTGCAGCAGCTTCTGGCGGTTTGACACTAGCAAAGTTGATCGAAGCTAAGGAAATCTTGGACAGCGGAAACGTTGACCCAAGCATTCCGCGTCACATTGTTGTTTCTCCAAAGCAGATCACTGATTTGTTGAACAACACAACAGTGACATCAAGCGACTACAACACTGTAAAAGCGCTTGCGATGGGTGAAATCAACAGCTTTGTTGGCTTTAACTTTATCGTATCTAACCGTTTGGGTGTTGATGGTTCTTCTGACCGCCGTGTGATTGCATTCGCTCAGGACGGCATCAAGTGTGCGATTGGTAAAGAGCCAGCAGCGCGCATTGATGAACGTGCCGACAAGTCTTATGCAACGCAAGTTTACTACTGTCAGTCAGTAGGTGCGACACGCATGGAAGAAGCCAAAGTCGTCGAAATCCTTTGCCAAGAGTCATAAGGAGATTAAACAATGGCTACTGTATATTCAGCACAACGCACAAACTCACGCGCAACTCCAGCCGTGATGAACAAAGCAAATGAGCTTGGCGGTCGTATCCGCGTAGCTCATGGCACATACGAGGCATCTTCACTAGCGTCTGGTGACGTTATTGAGATGTTTGTCTTGCCTGATGGCGCACGTTTGTTGACAGGTTCTTTGGCGCATGACGCGCTAAGCGCCTCAACAACATTGTCTGTAGGTTATGCGGCACACACAAATGCAGCGGGTACAGCGGTATCTGCGGCAGCGGCGGCGTACAAAGCAGCAGCATCGTCTGCATCGGCAGCAAAAAATGACATCCTCGCAACTCTAGCTCTAGGCTCAGGCTCAGAGGTAGACGCAAACGAAGATGGTATGCCTGTGACAGTCACAATGGGCGGTGCCGCTGGCACTGGAACCATTGAGCTGACTATCATGTATGTGGTAGACTAATATGAGCGGGGCGGGAAACCGCCCCCTCTTTTACATGGAGATAGTAAATGACCAGTACCGTTGATATTGCGAATTACGCTTTGAATACTTTAGGTGCGAGTAATATCTCCGCGCTTGACGAAAACAGCAAACCCGCGCGCATTGTTAATCAGCGCTTCAATAGTGTTCGCAATACTGTGTTTCGCGCTCATCCCTGGAACTGCCTTATTCGTAGGACAGAGCTTGCCCAGGAAGTAGATACCCCGGTGTTTGGTTATACATATCAATACCCATTGCCGACTAACCCATATTGTTTGCGCGTGTTAGAGTTTTCTAACGGCACACTTTCGTATCCCCAGGACAATATGTTTAACAATAGTGGTGGCCCGGTGTTTGTCATCGAGGGCCGTAAGCTTTTGACAGATGAAGGTACGGCAAAGATTAAATACGTTGCCGAGATAACAGATCCGCAAGAGTATGATGCAAATTTGATAGAAGCTCTCGCTGCACGATTGGCGATGGAGATTTGTTATGCTATAACTGGATCAACGTCTATGATCCAAACGACTGCCGCGCTTTACGATGAGAAGCTTAAAGAAGCGAGATTTGTTGACGGGACAGAGGGCGCGCCTCAGAAGCTTGAGGCAAGCGAGTTTATTGAAGCGAGGTTCTAAATGGCTCGATCCGCTCCAGCACTTAGCACCTTCACCGCTGGTGAAATTTCTCCGCGCCTTGAGGGGCGCGTTTCTATAGAGAAGTACCGCGAGGGACTAGCTGACCTTACTAACATGATTGTGCAGCCTCACGGTGGCGTTACGCGCCGTCCTGGTACGGAATATCTTGGCGAAGTCAAAGACAGCTCTGTAAAGACGCGCCTTATACCGTTTGAGTTTAAAACTGCTGACACGTATATTCTTGAGTTTGGCAATCAAAATATGCGGGTTTTTCGTAATGGCCTCCAGGTTCTAAAGGGATCTGCCAAAGCGATTTCTGCCATCACTCAAGCAAACCCCGGCGTTTTAACAACCGCTTCGCATGGATACAGCAACGGCGATGAAATCTATATTGATGACATTGTTGGTATGACTGAGTTGAATGGGCGCAACTATAAGGTTGCAAACGTGACCAGCACGACATTTACGCTGCAAGATTTGTTTGGCAATGACATTGATACGACAAACCTGACAGCTTATACATCAGGCGGTGAAGCTGACGAGATCTATGAAATATCTACGCCCTACGCATCGGCAGACATCTTTGATTTGCGTTTTGCCCAAAGCGCGGATGTTATGTACTTGGTTCATCCTAGCTATGATATTCGCACTCTTTCTCGCACCGATCACAATGCTTGGACGTTTAGCACTGCAACAATAACAGGCTCTCCATCTCCTGGCTTATCAGGTACTGACGACCGCCCTAGTGTGGTTACATTCTTTGAGCAACGTCTTGTTTTTGGCGCAACTAATAATAACCCGCAAAGTCTTTGGTTTTCTCAAAGCGCCGATTATCTCAATTTTACAACTGGCACTGCCGCAGATGATGCGTTAATCTATACGATTGCATCGCAGAAAGTGAACGCTATTCGCTACTTGTCGCCTACAAGGGTTCTTACCATTGGAACGTCTGGCGGTGAATATGTCCTAACAACAACGAATGGTGGGCCTGTTACACCAACAGCAACAGTTATTCGTAAGTATAGCAACTATGGCTGCGTATCTAGCGAGCCTGTTCAGGTCGCAGATCTTACTTTGTTTGTGCAGCGTGGGGGCCGCAAGGTAAGAGAGTTTCAGTATGCTGGTGAAATCAATGTTGGGGCTTATGCTGCCGTTGACATAACGATTTTGTCAGAACATTTGACTGAGGGGGGCATTGCTGATTTTGCCTATCAGCAAGAGCCGGAAAGCATAGTTTGGGCGCTGCGCAATGATGGCACTCTTCTTGGTTTAACGTATCGCCGGGAGGAGGAAGTTGTTGCCTGGCATAAACATGTAATCGGTGGCGAGTTTGACAGTGGGCAAGCTGTTGTTGAGAGTATTGCATCTTTGCCAACAGATAGCGGCGAGGATGAGCTGTATATGATTGTAAAGCGTACAATCAACGGGGCAACAAAGCGTTATGTAGAGCTTATGAAGCCGTTTGATTTTGGCGATAATACGACAAGCGCGTTTTTTGTTGATAGCGGCCTTGCATATTCTGGATCTGCTGTTTCATCAGTTAAAGGTCTGTACCACCTTGAAGGTGAAAGCGTTAGCGTCTTGGCAAATGGCGCTACGCACCCAGACGAAACTGTTAGCAGTGGCGGTATAGACTTTGACTTTAGCGTTACATCAGGCGCAATCGGGCTTGGCTACACAAGTCAAATGCAAACATTGCGGCTTGAAGCGGGTTCTTCTGATGGCACAAGTCAGGGTAAGCCTAAGCGTATCCATGACGTTACTGTACGCTTCCATGAAACTGTTGGTGCTGAGGTCGGCACTGATGCAAGTAACTTAGATCGCATATTCTTCCGGGACAGCTCTATGGCTATGGATGAGGCGGTTCCATTGTTTACTGGCGACAAAGAGATCGAGTTCCCTGGTGGCTTTGATGATGACGCGCGTATCTTTGTGCGGCAGACGCAGCCTTTGCCCTTAACCGTTCTAGCGCTGTATCCGCGCTTGAATACATTTGACCTGTGAGGTGACAAATGATTGATAAGATATTTAAGGCAGTTTTTGGCCCAGAGGCTTTTTTGGTTAGCACTATGTTCGACATTTTTGGCGGTATCAGCCAAAAGAACGCCTCTAATAAAGCAGCGCAAAAAGCGCAAGAAATCGCAAACTTTAACGCAGAAATCATATTACGTGATGTTGGTCTTTTAGACAAACAAGCTGACATTATAAACGCAAACGCCGTGCTCAGAGAGCGAATGGATCGCTACAACTTTGAGTTAATGCAAGGTGATGTGAAAGTTGGCTACGGCTACGGTGGCATTGATATTGCAGTCGGAACGCCAATTCGGGTGATGCGAGAGAACGCGCGAAACTTTGAGTTAGATATGCTTATCAATCAACGCAATGACACCATTGCATTGCAGCAGATAGAGGATGCAAAAGAGGATGCTGTACTGCAAGCTCAATTAGCTCAAATGGGCGGGGCCGCGCAAGCCTCTGCATTGCGCGCCCAAGGAACCCAGGCGCTTATAAACGCGGTCGGTTCAGCTGCAACAACAGCTTATAGACGTGGTGGATTTGATAGAACGCCAACACCTGTTTCTTCTAGCCTTACGGTTGGAGCGCGTCAGACAAGGATAAATGAATGAAGATACCTTTATATACATCTCAGGCGCGTCCATCAGGTGAAGCCCCGGGGCGCTCATTCTCAGCGAGAATGCAAGCTGAGCCGTTTATCCGAGCCGAAATTGAAAAAGGGAATACCTTTGGCGCAGCGGCATCGCAGATCGCTGAGTTTGCAGATATGCGCTACAAAATGGCGCGGGAGGCGAAACTTAATGATGCATTGATTGCAGCTGATGAGCAGCTACGCGAGGAGACACGGTCTCTTGCTGACTCAAAAGACATCTATAATGTTCTTGATGGCGATGATCCGTACTGGAATAAAAACGTCGAAGGGATCCGAAACACCCTAAGATCGCAACTCGGCAAAGATCGTGAGTCTTTGCGGATATTTGATGAGCAGTTTAAAAAATCTGAAATCACGCAACGCTTCCGGTTGCGCGGGGTTGTGGACACAAAGATCGAGCAGCGTATCCAGGCGCAACGCAAGAGAAAGCTTGAAACGGCTGAGGACAACAGTGTCGCGGCTGCAACAATAGACGACATATTTCTTAATCTGTCAGACATTAAGATTGACGGCGCTCGTACAGCCCAGGTTTTGCGCGCCAATCCTGATGCACTTGATGGTCAACAAGCTGTTCTTCTTAAGAATATTGCAAACCGCAGAATGCAAATTCTCCTTGATAACAGCGAGAACCCTATTGCAACGATGTCTATTCTCCGGACGGCAGCTTTGTCCGGCGACACAAGCGGCCTAACGGATCCTCGGTTGGGCGGCAAAGGTCTTGTTGAGGCTGAGCTTTTATCAATGATGCCGCTCGCTGATCGGATTAGCATACTGAGCGGCGGCGAAACATTAGCTAAATATGTTGATGGGCCTACGCTAGAAGAAGAGGCTATAAAAGAAAAAGCGGCTGCAAGTTTAGGAGCTGTTTCGAGCGAGGCGACAGAGGTTTTGTCTTTGCTTGAAAAGAACATCCCTGTTTCAGATGCGCAAATTGATGGTATAGAGGTTGCTTTAAATAAGCTCTCTTCAACATTGCCAGCGGATCAAGTTCTGCCGGTGCAAGAGGTTCTTACTGACGCCAGAGACTTTAAGAAATTTAAGGATGAAATCTTGCAAGTCGGCGCGACACCGCGACGGATACAAGAAGTTATTACCGAAATAGAAAGCAAGCCGGATCTGGGATCGGAGGATGTTAAGTATCTTAACTATGCGAGTAAGTTGTTAAAGTCTACTGTTGATGCAATCGAAAAAGATCCTATCGCCTGGGCGCAGAGCACCGGAAACATTGGCGGCCAACCGTTAGATCTATCTTTCTCAGATCCAGCTGAAACTGCGCAACAGTTCAAGGTGAGAGCGCTAGATGCTAACCGCGTTCATGCGCTAAGCGGGAGAGGCGCTGCTGGCGCAGAGTTCAGATTGTTAAGTGAAGCAGAAGAAAACGCGCTTGTTGAAAACTTTCAGAATGGGCCGCTTTCTCAAAAAATGTCTGTGCTTATGGGTTTGCAAGCTGCGTTTGATACGGGCACACCGAAATCGCAAGAATTGCTGCAAGACATGTACGTGACGATTGCAGACAAAGAGCCGCTTATGGCTCACGCTGGCGGGTTGATTGCTATGGGTCGCCAGGATGCAGCGCGCGAGATCTTGCAAGGGTTGGAGCAATTAAATTCTGGTGTGCAGATCCCTAAGAAAACAGTAAATGGGACTGATGTTGGCGCTGTTATATCGTCAAACTTGCAAGAAGCTTTGCGGTTTCAGCCGCAAGCAACAGGCGCAATAATCAAGGCAACAGAGGCGATTATTGCCAACCGGTTCTTGGGCGCTACTAAGGATGACCTGACGGATGATGATGTCTTGGCAGCAATGCAAACGGCTGCGGGGCAGTATAACAAAAACGATGTTGCTTTTGGCGGATTACAGCTTGTTAATGATGCGATGACATTCATGCCGAAAGACGCAAGTGTAGATCGCTTTGAGCAAGTCATGGATAACCTTACTCCAGAGATGATGGCGATTATGGGATATGAAGTAGACCCTAGACTGTGGGAGCAAGTTGCAGAGGGTAACTGGACATTCCAGGTTGCGGGTGAGGGTCAGTATAGAATTATGCAAGATGAAGGTGGGGTGAGCGCTGTGCCAACATTCTTGAACGGCTTTAATCTGGAAAGAGGTGGCGAAGCTGAGCCGGTGTTAATTGATTTCTATACAGCTGAAAAAGTGTTGATGGAGGTTCGCCGCAAAAACACAGATTTAGCCTTAACGCAGATACAGGGTGAAGCGTCCGGCTTTGGTCAATTTAGTGAAACCACGGCAAACTTAACGGCGCCAGAAATCGAAGCAGCGACAGATGTATCGCCTGTTTTCATGGAGGGATTTGAAGAAACAAAAGGAATTTTCTCTGCTCAGTTGGCGGTTGCTCTCAAAGGCACAAAAAACGCAAAGCAAAAATCCAAAGCCATTTCTAAGTTAGTTCCTCCAGATAGGTTCAAAACATCAGTACAGCCATTGCTGAAGAGCGTCCCTGATGACGTAAGCAATGAGGAATATGTCGAGTATGTTGACGCTGTATTAAATGGCTTTGGTAAATCATTCAAAGATTGGAAAGCATCGCAATGAGTTTTCTTAGACGACAAGCTGATCCGCTCGATGTAACGCCATATGAAGGGCGATCAGAAGCGTATTCAACTCCGACAGAAATATACAATTCTGCGGCTAAGTTTATGCAGTATAATCAGCAGTCGTATGTTGAGAGAAACCAATACCGTGATGTATTTAAGCCTATCATTGAAGAAATAGCCGAGAAAACCGGGGAGCAATTCTGGAACCCGGCGGGTGCTCTTGGTGGCTCTGCTCAGGAAGGGACAGGTGTTAGTAATTATGAAGCCCAGGCAAGCGCAATCTTTACGCACATCCAGGAAAACCAGCAGCTCTTCCCGGATCTGGAAGGGATAAGCCTGGAGACAATTCGTGAGCAGGGTGCAGAGTTAGCGCGCCAGGCACAAGAGGAATACCAGGCAGTCAAGCGCCGGTCGCGTGATTACGGTTTTCTTTCAGCTGAGGGCCGCGCTGAGTTGGGCGCTGGCCTTATGAACTTTGTCGCTGACCCTGGCGGTCAAACTACGCTTCTTATACCTGGCGCACAGTTGCCAAAACTTGGCGCTAATTTCACGCAAGCTCTTACTAAGTTCGTTGCGGCAGAGTTTGCCCTGGGCGCTGGTTCTGAGCTGGTTATCCAGGCTGGCGTTAAGGATTGGTATGACAAGCAGGGCATGGAATATACCTATGAGGATTTCTGGGAGAACGTTCTTCTAGGTGGCGCGTTCAACGTTGGCGGATCTGCCGTCTTGCAAGGAACGCTACGAGGTGCCGGTCGTGGCGTTAGTATGACAAGCGACCAGGCAAAAGAGATGATTAATATTCTAAAGCGCGCTGGCACAAAGCCGACGAAAGATGCTGATGTTGGCTTAAAAGTTTTAGACGACATGGAGGAAACGCTGAATGCTAATCCTCTCGGTGATCCTGTCAATTTAGATGACATCAAGGCTAGGATGTCAGCAAATATGAAAGAGTTTGATGAGTTAGCTCTTGTTGAACGCAAAGCTGTAGAAGAAGATCTTGATGCATTACAAGATGAGATGGAGCAGCTTCTTGATGATGGCCTGAGCAAAGAGGAAGTTGTTGCGCAAATTGGGCCGCGTCAAAAAGAATTAAAAGACAAACTCAAAAATATACAAGAACAGCTTGATGCACTTGGGATAGAATATGGGCGCCTGGAAAAACTGCGTCAAAGTAAAGTTGCAGATCCAAGCGACATAGGCCCAGCGACAAACGAGCACATACAGCGCGTAGAAGCAGCGCAGACAGCGCTCGAGCTAGACGAGCCAGTGGTTACACCGGACACGCCTAACAGCCCTCCCCGGCCCCCAGAAACTATCTACGAGGTAGAAGAGAAATCAGGCATTCCAGAGCTGGACATCGACAACATCCAGGTCGATGCTGATACATTCCAGTTCAAAAGCGGCGGTGATAAGTTTGGTGTTACTGAAAAGCTGCAAGGCGTGACTGAGTGGAACCCATACTATGCCGGGACTGTTACAGTGTGGGAGCGCGCAGACGGTGTGCAGTTTATTGCTGACGGACACCAGCGCTTAGGGCTTGCGAAACGTATCAAGGCAATGGATCCCGACCAAGATGTTCGCTTGTACGGACACGTATTTCGTGAGGTAGACGGAGAAACAGCATCTAAGGTTCGCGTCCGGGCAGCAATGAACAACGTTGCCAACAATACAGCTGATGCCCTAGATATTGCCAAGATCCTCAAAGAAGCGCCCGAAATGGCAAATCAGCTGCCAAAGTATTCAGCTGCCGGGCGCCAGGGTAAAGACCTGGTAAACCTGGCAATCGAAAATTGGGGGTACGTTTATAACAAAATTATACCGGCAAACTATGCTGCTATTGTTGCCAGGCTAATCCCGGAGGCTGACAAGGAGCTGCAAGAAGCCGCCCTTAAGATCCTGGCAAAAAGTGATCCGGCTAACGAGGTGCAAGCTGAGGCTATAGTTCGCCAGGTGCGCGATCTCGAGGCCGATACAGTTGTCCAGGAGAGCTTGTTCGGTGAAGAGATGTTCAAGGAAAGTTTAATCGTTGAACGCGCTGAGGTGCTTGATCGAGCGCTTAAACAACTGCGCCTGGACAAACGTTCATTTAAAAACCTGGTAGACCAGCAGAACCGGCTTGAGGCAGAGGGTAATAAACTTGTCGAAGCCGCAAACAAGAAAAGGGTTGATACAGATGGCAAAGCAATCGAATACATCAACATCCTCGCAAACAGGAAAGGCGAAGTCTCGGACGCGCTCTCAGACGCAGCAAGGGTCGCAAAAGACACCGGGCGCACTGTTGAAGCTGCAAGAGGATTTGCAGACTATGTCCGAGGACGAATTGAGAACGGTGATTTCCGAAGCCTCGAAGATGGCGGCGTTGGAAGGTATGCTGATGATCCGCCGAAAGAACAACGCGTACAGAATAAGCCAGAGCAAGAACTCGCAGACTTCTCAGACGTAGCAAACGGTAAAGGCTTCCAGGAGCAGCTTGACGCAATCGAGGCGGAAGAGTTGCCGATGAGCGAAAAAGCTGAGCGTGAGATGATTGAGAAAGGCGAGATCGCGCCTAACTACACGTATTATCTTGAGCTGACTGATGATGCTATCGAGATCCCTACGCAAAACATTATTCCCATCCGGGCGCGTAAAGACGGTATTGCCCGGGGACGAGAGCTGATGGCGGATGCTGCTAAAGGCGGTATGTCCAGGCGTGGGCCTCTATCGGTGCGTGATAACGGCGATGGCACTTATACGCTGCTAGATGGCAACAGTACCTACGCGATTGCATCTGAGGCGGGTATGCCTAAGCTTCCGGCGCGTGTGCTAACGATGGAAGGGTTCGCCAGGGAAGAGGCGCTGAAAGCGGCAAGCAAGATCCAGAAATCTGATGGAAAGCCAAAGCGCCGGCGCGTCAATGCAAACGACATGGGCCGGGATGAATTTACGGAGTTCTTTAATACTCTGCGCATGAACCAGGGCTATGACGACCTGGACACAATGCTAAAAGACGGTGCTGTGGTTAATGAACTGCTTAACGACAGAATGGAAGCTATCGCGTCTGACATGGGGCTAACGTACTATCGAGGCCCGGTTAAGGGTGCGGAGCGCGCTGCTGAGAAAGTACGTGATAAGTATATGGGTAATGTCAGCATGTTAGCTGATGTTGCGCGTACCGGGGTGACAGTTAATGACCCGAAGGAGATTGACGAGATCCTAAAAAGACTTGCGCAGCCTGGCGGCTATCATGTTGTCTATGAAGATTTCGGCATGACGGATCTAGGCTACTTTGATGCTAAAGCTTCTTTGATTGATGAAAACGGATTTATCAGTGAGATCCAGTTCTATCCGCCTGGCATGTATAATGCTAAAATGAAGAAAGCAAAAGGCGGTCTTGGTGGGCATGAAGCTTACAAGATTACACGCGAAAAGTGGCGCCCGATTGCGCAACGATGGGAAGCTACGCAGTACCAGCTTAAGATTTATGGTGAAGCTATGGCGTCTTTGCCAGAAGCGTTTTCCGATTTGATCGGCAGACTGCCCAGGTCTGCGCCCATGACCTTTGCGGAAATGGTTGCTTCTGAGAAGTTGATCTCTGGAGATCTAACATCGCCTAGTATTTCGCCAGGCATTATGGGGCGCCAGGACTTGCTGCCACGATCCCAACCATATGCTTCTGAGCTATCGTCTGACATCCCTGCCAGTATTAGCCCCTCAACTTTAAACCAACGCATTGGTGACACCTCCGGTCAAAGTATAGATGTTTCTGAGTCTGAACTCAAGTCTACTATGGCTTTGGACGGCGACCAAGTAGTAATTCCAGGTGCGGAGCAAATATCCCAGCGTGAGCTTGCTGAGCGCATTATGGAAAGCGCTAAGCGTGGTGGGTATGAACCTATGCCAGAGGGCGGTTTGTTTGATGAGGTTCGCACTAAAGATCTCTTTGACGAGTTTGATGATGACATGAAATTTGCCTTTGAGGATGAGCTGCCAAGTGGCGAGCGGGTTTACGAAGAGCGCACAGTGAAAGAGCTGCGCGATGAATTTGACCAAGATCAATCGATGCTTGATCGACTAAGAGGGTGCGTCTGATGAGCCTACGTGAATGTATTATTAACGGCAGCAACGAAACGCGCGAAAATGGTAAGCCTAAGATCTCGCAGCGCCAGCGCGACGAGGCCGTAGAATATTTTGACGAGTATAAGAGGCAACTTATGCTCAAGCTTCCCGAGCCGGAAGCGGATAAGGAAGCCGGTAAACTGACGTTTTCAGCGCTAGAAAAACAAGCGCGTGACAGAAACCGTCGCAAGATTATGCAATTACGCGCGCAAAAGCAAGCCCTGTTAGACATCAAGAACTTTCGCAACATTGGCGGCGATGAGGATTTACCTTTAGCTGCCCAGGCTCTGTTTGCAAAAGATGAACGCGCAAAGTTTGCCGATGTAGAAACGTTGCAAACAGTTTACTTGCGTAAGGCTACACGGAAGCTAGACAAAATGCTGGGATCTATGCGCCGAAATATTATAGGCCAGGTGCGCAAAAAAGCTGAGATGGAAAACGTAGTGCGCGAAATGCTCGGAACAGATACCGGGGATGCAGCTGCGCGCGAAATGGGTGAGGCGCTTGCTGCTACGTTTGAGGATCAACGCCTGGCATTTAATCGCATGGGCGGATCTATCGGTAAGCTCGAGGGCGGATATTTCCCGGTGCGGCACGATATGATGGCGGTGCGTGGCGCAACTAAGGATGAGTGGATCCAGTTTATGATGGGTACTGAGCGCGCCAATGGGCAAGCTGTTTCAGCGCCTACAAAAGATGCTCGTCCTGGTTTGATTGATATTGATAACATGATCGATAATCAGACCGGCTTGCCATTTACTCCGGAGCGCCTCGAGGTTGCCCTGGGCGATATGTACGAGGCAATCGTATCAAATAATGCTACAAGGGCAAAGGCTACAGGGTTTGGTGGGCAAGGCTCGTTAGCAACGACCAGGGCAGATCATCGCTTTATCAAGTGGAAGAATGCTGATGCGTTCTTAGAATACCATGAGAGGTTTGGCGGTAGCGAATTGTTTGATGTGGCAATCGGACATATCCAAAGCATGTCCCGCGATCTTGCATTGCTAGAGCGCCTGGGGCCAAATCCAAACACAACAAAGCGTTACATTCAGCAGTATTTGCAGCAGCAAGCGGATCTTAGCCAGGACGTAAAGCTAAAAGATACGACTAACGGTGCTGTAGCAAAAATTGATACGTTCTATGAATATAATACCGGTGCTAACCTGGCGCCAATCAGCTCCCGGTGGGGCAACCTTTTCGCCGGAATACGCGACATCTTGCAATCTTCTCAGTTGGGTTCTGCGTTCCTATCTGCATCCGGCGACCTGGCTACTCAAAACATTGCGCGCGCGTCTGCCGGGATCCCACAGATTGGGACATTAGCGCAGTATCTCAGAGGCATATCGCCGCTAGGTGCTACGGAGAAAGGTCAGCTGGCGGTTCGTCTTGGCTTAGTTGCAGATGGCTGGTCTCAGATGGCGTCAGCACAAGCGCGGTTTGTTGGGGAAATGATTAGCCCGGAGGTTACGAGCCGGATCTCTGATTTCGTTATGCGCGCCTCGCTCCTATCAACCTGGACACAAGCCGGGCGCTGGTCGTTTGGACAAGAGTTCCTGGGCTTCCTGGCTGACAATGTTGGCAAAACGTTTGACGAGCTGCCGAGCAACTTGCGCCGTACAATGGAACAATATCAGATTGGATCTGACAAGTGGGAGATCATGCGCGCGACTGAGCTGTATGAATACAACGGCGCTAAGTTCTTGCGCGCTGAGGATATAGCTAACAGAGCTGACGTGCCGCCTAGTTTAGCCCGGACGCTAGAGACAGATCTCATGCGGATGATTGAGACGGAAACAAACTTTGCTGTACCATCTAGCAGCTTGCGGGGTGCGGCAATGTTGCGCGGTAGTACTCGACCAGGCTCTTTTGGCGGCGAGCTGTTGAACAGCTTTGCTATGTATAAACAATTCCCGGTTACGCTGATGAACACGCATTTAATGCGCGGGGTAGCTAAGGAAACACGCCTGGGCAAAATGGTTTACCTTAGCCACCTTATGCTGGCAATGACTGCTATGGGTGCTCTGAGCTATCAGTTGAAAGAGGTAGCTAAGGGCCGCAACCCTATGGAGATGTTCAATGAGGACGGCGAGCCTAACATGAAATTCTGGGGAAGAGCCGCGCTACAAGGTGGCGGTTTAGGTTTATACGGCGATTTCTTGTTTTCGGATCTAAATGTTTATGGTCGCGGCCTGGCAGATCAAACAGCTGGCCCGGTTGTTGGATTGATGACAGATGTTCGAAACCTAACGTTAGGCAATGTTTCTCAGTATCTAGCCGGGGATGACGTAAACTTTGGCAAGGAAGCTGTGGGTATGGCGTCCAGGTATTTCCCTGGTAATAACATCTGGTACACCCGCCTAGCGTTTGAACGCCTGGTGCGAGACAACGCTTTGCGGTATGTAGACCCGAAAGCAGATGCCCGGTTCAGAAGATTGCAGCGCAAGTATGCGCGCGAATATGGGCAAGAGTATTGGTGGGCGCCTGGTAAATCTCAGCCGGGATCCAGGCCGGATCTCAGTACAATGATAGGAACGAGATGATGTCTAGGAACACAACTCAATATGTGGTATTTTTGTGCAAAGTAAGGAATTGCCATGACAGTATCTAGTAGCACGAACAAAGTAAGCTATAGCGGCAACGGAACGCTAACGACATTTGCGTACAGCTTTAAGATTTTCGATGAGGGTGATCTTACCGTTATCTTACGCGCAAGTGATGGCACCGAAACCGTGCAGACAATTACAACGAACTACACGGTTACAGGCGCTGGCAGCGAAAGCGGCGGCAATGTTGAGTTTGTCACGGCCCCTACATCTAGCCAAACGGTTGTGATCTTGCGCGAGCTTGATCTAAACCAAGGGCTTGATCTTGTTCCTAACGATCCATTCCCGGCGCAGTCCCTAGAGGAAAGCTTGGACAAGCTGACCTTTATGGTGCAGCAGCATGAGGAAACTTTAGACAGAACGATCAAAGCGTCTAAGACAACAACGATCTCAACAGTAGAGTTTACCGACAGCTCAAGTGATCGAGCAAGCAAGATTATGGCGTTTGACACAAGCGGCGATCTTGACCTTACGCAAGAGATTGGGACATTCCAAGGCGATTGGGCCGCGTCTACAAACTATGGTCAGCGCGACATTGTTAAAGACACAAGCACCAATAACATCTTCATTGCAAATACTGCGCACACATCTAGTGGCGCACAGCCTTTAACGACAAACACCGACAGCGCAAAGTGGGATTTGTTGGTTGATGCAGCATCCGCGACGACATCCGCAACGAATGCGGCTGCATCAGAGACTGCGGCAGAGACTGCACAAACGGCTGCGGAGACTGCACAAACTGCCGCCGAAACTGCACAGGCGGCTGCGGAAACTGCGGAGACAAATGCTGAGACAGCGCAAACAGCAGCAGAAGCCGCACAAGCATCAGCAGAGGCTGTCTACGATAACTTTGATGATCGCTACCTTGGTGCTAAGTCTAGCGATCCGACAGTGGACAACGATGGCGATGCGCTGATTGATGGTGCGCTATACTTTGACACAGCCAATAATGTGCTAAAATTTTACGATCTTGGCAATACTTTGTGGAAGCAAACAACGCCTACATCAGCGCAGCAAACAAACATCGATGCTGCGGTTGCAGACGCAACCGATATAGGCACAGTTGCGACGAATATATCATCGGTCAACACAGTGGCTGGCATAGATGCGGCGGTGTCAACTGTTAGCGGGATCAACTCGGCAGTATCGACAGTTAGCGGCATCAGCACAGAGGTTTCGGCAGTTGCTGGGGATGCGACAGATATAGGCACAGTTGCAACCGATCTAGCTGGCAGCGATAATATCGGCACAGTGGCTGGCTCAATATCTAACGTAAATCTAGTTGCCGGCTCAATAACAAACGTCAACACGGTTGCGACAAATATCACTGGCGTGAATAGCTTTGCGGAACGGTATCGTGTTGAAGCGACTAATCCTACAACAGATTTAGACGCTGGTGATCTTGCGTATGTAACGGGCGATACAGTTCTAAAGTATTACAATGGCACAAGCTGGCAGAGTATATCCCCCGGCATTGGCGCTGTATCTGATGACAGCAATCCATCTCTTGGTGGCGATCTTAACCTAGCAAGCAATGACATTACTGGCACAGGTAATGTTGATATTACTGGCACAGTGAGTGCTGATAATCTTGGTGAGCATACAATCACGGCTGTTGCGTCTGGTGCTTTAGCGAATGGTGATGTGGTTTCATTAAACAGCGATGGTACGGTTACGGCATCTGGTGATGTAGTAACATCTACATCCGTAGGTTCGCAGCAATCTATAAGTGGGTATGGGTTGTATAATGACGCTTTTTGGCTTGATGACGATAGATTTGTTCTTGTTTATTCAAGTTCAACAAACCAAGAGTATGGTGCTGATAAAGCTGTAGTTGGCACAGTATCAGGTACATCCATAACTTTTGGAACACCAGCACAGATTACAACTAACACAGCATCAAGATATGCGAAAATGGTATCTATTGGAAATAGTAAGTTTTTAGTGCATTGGACTGATACAACTAACACTAATAAAGTTATAGTTGGAACAGTATCAGGTACATCTATAACTTTTGGGACGGCTGTATCTCAGCCTACTAATATATATACTGTTGATATGGTTTACGACACCGATCAAGAAGCTGTTATTCTAAATGGACGTGACAGTGGAAACTCAGGTTATTTAACATCTATACCAATTACGATTTCTGGCACAACTCCAACAGTAGGGTCGGCTGTTGTTGCTCACACTGTTAATAGTTATGAGCGCAGAATTTTGTATGATGCAAGCATACAAAAACACATTATTTATTATCAAAATGATAGCAGCCTTGACAGGCCATATGCTGTTGTCGGAACGTTGTCTGGTGGGACGCTTTCATACGGAACGCCTGTACAAATTGGTACTAGAACAGCTATTGACGAAATTGTTGCCACTACAGTTTCAAGCGGTGTTTCCGTTGTTTCTATGACGGGTTCTAACAACAGTACATATTACGCATATGTTGGTACAGTATCAGGAACGTCTATCAGCTTTGGAACAGAGCATGTAAATAATTTGGGATCGAACATGCAAACAAGAAGTTTGAATTATTCATCCGCAAATGACGAGTTAATGTTGGTTTGGGAGAATTATAGTTCTGATACAATTAATGTTAGATTTGGCACTATATCTGGAACCACTGTTACATTTACCTCAAGCACTGATTATGAAATTCTAACTTACGATGGCACTCGCGGTATTGAAATGGCAAATGGTTGGGCATTGCCTTTCAGAGAAAATACTCACAAAATGATTATTCATATTGATGATAATACAAACACAGAAACAGATGTTTATATTTATCAGCTTGAATATACCGCAAACAACGCAGCCAATTATATCGGCGTGGCAGACGCTGCATATTCAGATGGTGCAACGGCTACTATTCAAATCCTTGGCTCTATTGACGATGCGCAGACAGGTTTAACAACTGGGTCAACATACTTTGTTGCAGATGATGGAAGCCTTAGCACAACAAACAATGGGCGTAAGATTGGCAGAGCGATCAGCACAACTGAGATTTTGATTGATACTGCTATGAGTGGGCCAGAAATGAACGCATACTTGGGAGGCTTGGTCTGATGAAAACGATTGTAGAAAACAGCACTAATCTATCAAAGTTTATCTTTGAAGATGATGCCGATGTCACGATTGGTGAGACTTATACAGTTACGCCAAACTTCAATGTCTTTAACATGGACACAAGCAACTCAACAATGCACTTAAATGTTACGCCGCCTGATGATTGGATTGGCAACAAATACACATTTGATGGAACGACTTGGACGCTCAACCCTGATTGGACAGAGCCAGAAGCAGAGGACGGTCAGTAATGGTTAATATCACAGATAAAGTAAGCGACAACGAAGATAGCATTGGCACAAACATACCGTCATCATTGGGTACGGCTGGTCAGGTTCTTACTGTAAACTCAGGCGCAACGGCTGGCGAGTGGGCTGATGCAGGGGGCGGTGCTTATGTATTGCAATCAACCACAGCAATCACTGTAGCTGCCACAACCTCTGTGGATTTTACGTTTGCAACTGGTTCAAACATTCTAGCGCACCGTTTTGTGCTAAACCGTATAAGCGGAACGGCAGACGGCTATGAATATATAATTCAATTTAGAGATCAAGCAACGTCAACTTTTCTCACGGGTGTAAGCGATTATAAGTATCATTTGCTATGGCAAAGATCAAGCAGCTCAACAGCAACAGGAAACGCAGACGCTGCCCATGACGGCATTAGATTTTGTATCAATGCTGGTATTGATACATATGAAAAAAGCTTAAATGGGTATGTTGATGTATTTAATCCTTACGATACTATTTATCAAACTTGTCAATTTCAAACGAGCGCCGTAAGCAACACTGGCGATGCGCAACAGTTTTATGGTGGCGGCATCTTAAGTAGAAACTCGGCAGCTGGCGCGGCTGTAGATCAAATAAGATTTAAGCCAGAAGGTTCTGGGACTTTTGCAAATACTGGCTCAATAACATACTACACATTGGAGAACTAGGATGCCTACTTATAAATATGTAGATGGTCAGGTTGTTGAGCTAACAGAGGCAGAGCTTACTGATCGGGCTTCTGAGCAAGCAGCATATGAAGCGCAGCGTCCTACTAAACTTGCTGAGCAACATCGCGCCACACGCAATGAGCTTTTAGCCAACAGCGATTGGACACAGATGAATGACAGTCCTCTAAGCAATGAGGTCAAGACAGCGTGGGCAACCTATCGCCAAGAGTTGCGCGCGATCACGGATTTAGATGCGTGGCCTAACTTAGAAGATGCCGATTGGCCTGTAGCACCGTAAGAGGAACGAGATGGACAAACGTACTGTTGCATCCGCGCATGAGCGCATTGACGGACTGGAAAAGGAGGTGGTCGAAATCAAGACCGAAATGAAAATCCAGTTCAAGGATTTGTTTAATCGCGTCAAGCGCATGGAAAGCATTATGATTGCTGCCACTGGTTCGATCATTGGCTTGCTAGTCGCGGTGCTTATGAAGATGGGCTGATGACATGGATAACCTCAAATTACCTGTCACAGTAATTGGGGTCGTCATTTTGCAGATTGGCGGCTTTATCTGGTGGACAGCCCAGCAAGCCGCAACAATCGCAGACTTAGAAGAAACAGTTTCTCAGCTTGGGTCGCGCATGGCGATTGAGGACAATGTAAATCTGCGCCGTGATGTGTCCGAAAACAGCGATGACATAGATGAGCTTTGGGATGAGGCTGATGATCTATGGCACAGCGTCGATGGAATGATGATGAGCATTGGCGCAATCAACAGCATTAAACAACGCATCGCTGTGATTGAGAACGACATGAAGTATATTCACCGTGACCATGATGGCATGTTGGACATGAAGGGCGGGATGAAGTGACATGGCTATACTTGAGAGCATTGCCGCTGCGAACGCCGCTTATTCGGTTATCAAGACTGCTCTTGGAAATGGCAAGGAAACTGCGGGGCTTATCGGCGCTGTCGGTAAGTTCCTTTCTGCGGAAGAAGATGTAAAAGAAGCTGTCCAGAAAAAGAAGAGCAGCCCGATTACGGCAATCACTGGCAGCTCGGAAGGTGATTGGGAAGAGTTCCAGCATTTAGAAAACCTACGTCAAAAACGCGCCGAGCTAGAAAGCTACTGCCGACTGTATGCACCGCCCGGCACTTGGGATCGCTGGCAGCAGTGGCAGATGGAAGCCCGCAAGCAGCGGCAGGCAGCCAAGAAGGCTGCACAGTTAGCACATGAAAAGAAGATGGAGCAAATCCAGATTGCGGCTGGCGTACTTCTGGGAATCACTGGTGTTGTTCTGGCGATCTATTACTTGGGGGTCTACCTTGAAAAGTGGTAAAGTACACAGTTTTGGACAAAAACGGAAAAGTGGTTATAATCACGTCAAACAAAAGGATAGCGGAGCATTACCGTGAACACAGAAAGCTACGATCTAAATCAAAACGGCACGATAGATCCCGATGAGCGTGAGATCATGCTTGAAGATCGCCGCCGTAAAATGGAGGACGAGGATCACAAGCGTGATGCGCAACTCAAGATGACTTGGTTTGCTCTGTCTGGGATGCTTGGTTATCCATTCCTTATTCTCATTGCATCATACCTGGGATTGTCCCAAGCTGCTGATCTTTTGGCAGACATAGCAGCTGTGTATGTTGTCGCGGTATCTGGTGTAACCGCTGCATACTTTGGTTTCTCTAGCATGGGGGCTAAGAAATGATCGGACAAATCTTATCAAGCGTGGGTGGCCTGGCTACTGCGTATCTCGAAAGCAAGACAGCGGTAAAGCTGACTGAAGCTGAGATTAAAAAGAAGCAGCTGACAGGTGAGATCGATTGGGATCTCGAAGCGATACGCGCTACGCAAGCGTCATGGCGCGACGAGTGGATCACGCTACTTTTTTCTATACCAATGATCCTAGCATTCTGTGGGGATTGGGGGAGGCAGATTGTAGACGATGGCTTTGCCGCACTCGCCAATATGCCAGACTGGTATCAGGTTTCGTTGGGAGCCGTGGTGGCATCATCACTAGGCATCCGAGCGGTGTCTAAGTTTTTTGGAGTTAAGAAATGAGCGAGTTCAAACTAAGCCGCCGCAGCCTAGACAGGCTGGAAGGTGTAGACGAGCGCATGGTTGCTGTCGTCAAGCATGCAATCAATGCAACTAAAACAGACTTTGGCGTGATCCAAGGGCTGCGCACATTAGAGCAACAGAAAGAATTGGTTGCTAAGGGTGCATCTCAAACCATGAAGTCAAAGCACTTGGACGGTCTAGCTGTTGACCTGATGGCCTACATTAACGGACGCGGATCGTGGGAGTTGAACCTCTATGACGATCTGGCTGACGCTATGAAAGAGGGCGCAAACATGGTAGGATGTAAAGTACGCTGGGGTGCAGCGTGGCACATAGATAACATCGGCGATTGGGACGGCACTGCCGAGGATGCGATGAATGCATACATAGACCTACGCCGATCACAAGGTCGTCGTCCGTTTATCGACGGCCCTCACTTTGAACTGATGGTGTAAGACATGGCTAAAAAAGGATTGTACTATAATATCAACCAAAAGCGTAAGCGTATCGCTGCGGGATCTGGTGAGCGCATGAGGAAGCCTGGTGAGAAGGGCGCTCCAAGCGCAAAGGATTTTACTGAAAGCGCAAAGACTGCAAAGAAACCTAAGCGCAAATCAATGATGAGTTCGTGACATGGCTAAGTCAGCAGCATGGCAGCGCAAGGAAGGTAAGAACCCTAGCGGTGGCCTAAATGAAAAAGGCCGTAAATCTTACGAGCGCCAAAACCCTGGATCAGATCTCAAAGCCCCGGTGAAGAAGGGCAACAACCCACGCCGGGCATCTTTCCTGGCGCGCATGGGAAACATGAAGGGGCCAGAGCGTGATGAGAAGGGCAGACCGACCAGGCTGCTAAAATCATTGCAAGCCTGGGGCGCTTCATCCAAAGCTGACGCAAAGAAGAAAGCCAAACGGATCTCAATGATGAATAAGAAGAAAGCCTGATGGGATACTTTCACGAAGATATAGACAGCCCTCATGCGCTGCTAGAGATTGCGGCTGATCGCAATGCGGAGCTGGCTCCCCAGAACATCTTTGGCTATGCCCCTGCCCTGGGCGATACATTCCAAACTTGCTGGAACGGCACAGGCACATATGCTTTCCCTGGTAGCGCGGTGCAGATGAGTGTTGTATCAACGAGCGCGTCTGACACAATGGCTATTCTTATCTCCGGGCTTGATGCAGATTACCAAAGCTTGACTGAGATCATTCTGGTCAACGGCACAACGCCGAACACAACGGTCAATGCTTTCTTTCGCATAAACAGCGCGACGATATTGTCTGGCAGTAACGTGGGCGACATATCGATCAGCAATGCAAGCGTGGTCTATGGGTTTATTGGCGCGGGGATTGGCACAACACAAGCGTGTTTGTACACAGTACCAGCCGAGCATTCACTGTATATCTTTCGCATATCTCTGACATCAGGGACGGTGAACCCTAACAAATACATCACGTATCGTAACCGTGTGGATAGCAGCACCGGGCGCATACTGCGCGTGGCGACATCTACATTTCAGTCTGACATGCAGACATTTGATCGGCAGATCCCTTTCCGAGTAACGCCTAAGTCTGACTTTCAGTTTGAGGCCAAGTCATCCTCTGGCACAAACGAGCTGTCGATTTTTGTTGAAGCACTACTGATGAAAGACAAGTATGCCTAATAAAAAGAAAAAGCCTAAGTCCATGATGGGCGGTGGCAAGTACGGAAAATAATTACTCAGGTCGTAGCATAGGCTTGATCGATGCAGA